CTAACTGTTTGGCCTGTTCAACCGCAGCAGCAATATGATTCTTTATGCCCTCAGCCAAACCGTTTACTAAATCTTTTCCTGCGTTAACCATATCACTAAGCTTTGATTTAACCGTGGTGATCAACTGTGTTGCTAACTTAATAGCCGCATCACGAATTAAGAATATGTTATTAATCAAACCCAACACAAGACCTCTCACAGCGTCCAAAGCTAAAGCTATGAACACCGAAGAGGGAGAAGCTATGCCTAAACGTTCTTTAAAGGCATTTATTAATATGGTTCCTAATTCAACTATAGCCTTTTTGGCATCTTCTTGTCCATCAAGAAAACCTATTAATAGGCCTTTTATAATGGCCAAACTTAGTTCCCTGACAGAATCCAGAAGACGAGGCATATTCTCTTCAACAGAAGCAGTTAGTCCGTCTATAAAAGATATAATAAGGTTGTGTCCTGAAACTATTAACTCAGGCACTCTTTCTGCAACCGTGTTCAAATATGCGTTTATCACATCAACAGTAACGTTTACTACCTGTCCTATGTTGTCTCTAATCCCACTAAGGAAACCAATAAGAATACCATATCCCGAATTAATAATATCGGGAAGGCGTTCATCTATTACACCCAACATGGTTCCAACAAAGGTAAACATCATTTCTGCTATTTCTGGTATAACCTCTGTAATGGCACCTATAAATCCAGTCATCATTACTTTTGCGGCTGCAAATATAGATGGCGCACCACCAGTAATAACCTTTGAGAAGGATATGATGGCTAACGCAAAGGCTGTTGCTAAAGCTGGTAATACAGAAGCCAAAGACAGTAATATACCCGCTAAGGCTAATCCACCAGCAGCACCAACAGAAGCTAATGCTGCCAAACCAGCAACCAATAAACCTATGCCAGCAGCAAAGGCACCAATACCAACACCTATTGCTAAAGCAGAAACGCCAATAGCTGCCATGGCTACAGACAGTAGTAATAGAGTTGGAATAACCGGAGTAAGAACAGCTCCAGCTATACCTAAAATTGTAAATACGCCAGCCACAGCCAACAAGCTTATCCCTAATTGCTCCAGAGACATCTCTCCTAGAGCTTTCAAGGGTGGAACAAGTATTGTTATGGCGGCAGCCGCAACTAATAATGATGCTGCTCCTGCAATTCCACCAGTCATGGCGTTTAAAGCCACTCCCAGAATAAGAAGCGAAGCACCTAAACCCGAAAGGCCAACAGTCAACTCTTCTATAGACATCTTACCAATCTGATTAAGAACATCAGCTAGAATAGTCATGGCATTGCTTAATACTAACATGCCTACTGCGGTTAAAACAAAGTTCCCACCACCAGAAGACATCTTGCTAAAAGCCATAAGTTCTGCAAGCAATATACCCATTACAGACAAACCCTTAATCAATGAGTTTGTATCTAATCCAGCAAGAGCTGTTATTACCCCAGACAAATCGGATATAGCAGCACCAAGAATAAGAAGTCCAAGCATATCATCAATAATAGCTCCGTTAATACTCATAGACTTCATAAATAGACTAAGCTCTGTAAATAACACACCAAGCCCAGTCAAGCCTTGTGTTAGTTGTCCAGTATCTATGGCTCCTATGGTCTTTAGTGGCCCAATAATAGTTCTCAGAGCAACACCAAATATAATCAAACTAAGAGCCCCTCTGATCATAAATCCAGAACTTCCAGATAAGGCTTTCGAGGTTGCGACCAATATGCCGGTAAGAGCACCAATAGATAAGACACCCTTAATAATGTCGGCGGTATCTACTTGAGCCAAATTAACCAAGGCTCCACTTAGAATAAGCACAGCAACCGATAGTCCTATCATAGCACCAATTCCCTTTGCCATTGATAGTGACCCAGAAGGTCCTCCAGCCACCTTTTCATAAGCAGCCATAGCACCAAATAGATTGGCAAATAACAAAGAAATAGAAGCTAGCGCTCCCGTCAACTTCTCTGAGTCGACAAGAGATAATCCTATTAAGGACAAAGCCAGAATTGCTATTGCTCCTGCGATTTTCAGTAATATATTAGCTCGTATCTGCTGCTGCCAGGCGACAAATATGTCTTTAACACCAGTTAAAACCCCACTGATTGAGGCCAATATGCCACTAGCATTTTCTACAAAACTTCCTGCTCCCTCAAATACCTTAATAAGACTTTTAAATCCACCACCACCTTTACGAACGAAGCTTGTGATTGACAACAGTAACGCACCTAATAAACCAGCATTTATATTGTCAAATATCTTGTTGAAATTTATCTTTGAGAAGTCAACTTTGGATAGGGAATCCAGAATACTAAGAACAAGTTTACTCAGAGCTTCTCTGATATTCTCACCAATCTTTACTAGCTTGTCTCTGAAAGGATTTGATGCACTAATAACATTACCAAAGGAATTGGTAAAGAAATCTGCTAGCTTGCCTAGAGGGGCAAACCGCTCTTTTACTTTATCAAAGAAATCCTTTAGAATTCCAAAATCTAAATTCTTAAAGAACTCAAAGAAAGAGGCAATGGCTCCACTAAATGCTTTAAGAAAACCCTGAGTCTCGTTTAACTCTCTAAATCTTCTTATAGCACCAACAAATGCAGAAATTCCCTTTCCAATTATTCCAGCGACAAGAAGAATAGTATCTCCGATCGTCTTCATAATCTTTGAGAAGGTTTCGTTTGTCTTTATGGCATCTCTAACCTTTAATATAAAGTCTCCCAGGTTGGCTACAATATCTAATAAACCACCCGAGGCGGGGGAAATAAATCCCAAAAGACGAACAAATTCCTTTCCAACAGCAAATACGGCTAACTTTATTATGTCCAAAAAGGCAAATAAACCTTTAAATATTCTCTTTACCTTTTCAACATTTTCTCCAGTAAGTATTAACTTCTTGGTGAAATTAGCAATTGCGTCGGTTATCCTAAATAGTTGTTGTGCAGTAACAGGAGGAAATATTTCCTTCATTGCTTCTTTGATCGGGTTAATTATGGAAACAATACCGTTTAAAACATTCTGAAATGCTTCAATCAGTTTTGTTCTACCACCCAGATCGCTCCAGCCTTGTGCCAGAGCGTTTCTAGCATCTGCTGCTGCACCGATAATACCGCCCATCCAGTTATTTAATCCCGTTAGAAAGGTTCTAGCTTCTTCAAAATCACCTATGATGATTTCCCAGGTTTGGGCCCAACCAGATTGTGCGGCTTCCTTTAAAGTACCGAAGAGCTGAGTAAAAGTCTTAACTTTTGTTGCAGCATCACTAGCCGTTTGACCAGTTTTAATAATACCATCAATCTGATCTTCTGTATATCCCATAGTTTTAAGTTGTTCTCTATTGAGATCACCAGTAAATTTGGATAGTGTCTCAGTAAGAATCTCACTTGAGAACCAACCTCGTTGTAAACTATCACGGAAACTACCTTCTTCTGCAATTATTTGATCAATCGCTACACCATGAACTCTGGCGGTTTCCATAATAGCATCTTGGAAAACTTGGCCACCCATACCAGCATTAACCACAGAATTCCAGTCCATAAGTCGAACTGTACCCGTTGATAATGCTTGAGATAACTGATACATTGCTGTGCTAGCCTGATCAGCATTTGATCCGGATATAGCGGCTAGATTAGCAATACCCTTAATAGCTTGAACGGAGGTATCCAACTTAACACCAGCAGCAGTAAATGTACCAATATTTCTTGCCATTTGCTGAAAGTTATAAATGGTTTTATCAGAATATGCATTTAATTGGTTTAATGCTGCGGTAACCGTTTCAAGATTTGTTCCTTCTTTTTGTGTATTAGCAAGAATGGTCTGAACACTATTTAATTTTGTTTCATATTCATCAAGACCCGTTTTTATTGGATCTACAATTAATGCTTTAGCTATTCTGGTACCTGCTTGTATTGCAGCGTTGGTTATATTTACTAAGGCAGTTATAGCTATAACTCCCATGGCATTAAATCTCATACCAACATTATTAGCTGCATCTCCTAGAGCGCCCAGATTAACTTTACTTGCTGAATCTGATATTCCATTAAAACTTTTTGATACACCATCAAAGTTAAGTGCCCTTTTTAGTTTATCTATAAGGCTTAAACTTCCCCCTACTCCTCGCTCAAAATCTTTATTATCGAAAGCCATCTCGACAACACGTTTATCAATTGTTGCTGTCATAGACTAGTCACCTCCTTCCATAAGTTCTCGGCGATCTGATCAAAGATCGGTCTCATAGCGGGATTTATAAAATCTCTTCCCTGAACAAAGGAACCAGATCTAGTTCCGTGTCCATATTGTAAAAGTATAACAACGGGAATTCCGTCGACAACATTTGAATTTGTCCAATAAAGATTAAATCCGCCTCGAGTTATCTTTATTTCATAATCCCAAGAATTGGCTGTAAGACTGCTATCTATGGGTGTATCTTTGGATAAAGCCTCGACACCGATAAGTCCATATCTCTGAAGGATTGGCTTATAGTTAATTCTTTTTGTTTGGGTTAAGTAACTTACTGTTTTATCAAAGTTACCTCTATGTCTAAATGTAATCAAGTCAACCTCCTTCAGTTTTTAACCATTGGTGTTGAGTTGTTGTTTTCTCGTCTCGTTTAATGCTCGATTTCGATCTCTAAGTTCTTTAGCACTCATTTTCTTTTTTGGTTGATTCTTTATACTACATATGTTTATGAGTGTTAATAATCTATTTAAATGCCATTTTTGACACTCAAAAGGAATGTTGAATGCCACCATCCAATAGTAAATAAGTTCGGAGGTAACTGTTTCTCTATTAATAGAGCCTGTCTGTTTTGGAAGAACTGTGGCGGTCATGGGCGAATCTATATAGTCGAGAATTTTCTCTATGTTTCCTTTTGATATAAGATTATACAAACCATCATCAACATTTTGTGTTATGGTCATATCCCTTATATAATCTAATGTTTCTCTAGGTGTCTTGTTGCCTTTTGTTAAGAAAGGTCTAAGATACCTTGACTCCCATTTTGACAAAGAGACTAGAGAGTGCTCCAGAATTATTTCAGTCTCTTTCGAAAAAGTAAAGAGATTGTTTTTTTCATCATATAATTCTATAGAGTCTATTTTAATCTTAAGCATCTCTAGTCTCCTTGTAATTTACTTGTTTGGTTTGTTATCTTCTGGTTCTGGAGCCGGTAAAACTCCAGATACAAACGCCGCTGCTGCATTGGGATCGGTTACCAATTCCATAAACAGAATGTCATAAGCAATCGTTTGAGAGAATTCCATAGCAGCTTCTTCCGTTTTAATAAATCTTCTACCATCTGGAGATTTCTCTCCGTAGGCTTTAAGAATAAATTCTTTGAAGAACTTTATTATCTGCTCTCCATTCTTGGCTGCAACAATATCATTAATTTTCTCAACTAAACCACCCTGGGTTGAGAGTTCCATTTCAGTAACTTCTGATTTATTTACATTAAACAGAAAAGTTTCTTCACGAAGTGTTCCATTAAAATCTTCGTATGTGATTTTCTTTGTTAACATGTTAATCTCCTATTCAAGTATAATGTATGGGCCCCACCATTACAGTAAGGCCCATACTTTTCAAATAATTATT